TCCTCATCCCGGCGCTCTCCGTGGAGGAGATGCAGAAAGTACAAGCCGCGTGGCCGGCGGGGAAAGTACGCATCGAGATCTACCAGGGCGGCATGATGGACGCCAAAAAACTCATGGAATACTTCACAAAAGAAGACGTCGACAAGGAAACAGGCAGCGGACGCGTCATGCCGAGCCGCAACCTCATCCGGCGTGAGCCGAAAAAGACCTGCGTCACGCGGGCGGAAACGTACCGCGACGAGATCATCCCGCCGCCGGGCTATGCCGTCATCAAGCCGCTCTCGTACTGCGGGCGGACGGAAGAAGGCTATCCCCTGCAAGTGGCTGTGTACGAACGGATCGCGCGGGGAGAGCCGCGAGAAAAGAAAGGGAGGAGCATAAGAACATGAGCATATACGTCTGGACAGAAAAAGCCGCGAGAGTTGCGCGGGACGCATCAATCACGGGGAAACCCGCAACCGTCTGCGGGCATACCATCAAGAGCGGTGACGTCCTCGCGCAAGCATGGATTGACAGCGGATACATAGAGCAGGTGGAATGCCGAAAGCTTAGAGGTGGAGACAAATGAGCAGCAGCAAAGGAGTAGCCGTCGTCGACATCCAGAGCGGAGCTATCGTCAAGCGATATGCAACGCTCAAAGACGCTGCGGCAAGAAATCTCTATGGCAGGGACGCAGTGAGAAACTATTGCAACCATCGGCTGGACGAAAGCGGCATGTGCCGGACGTTCCGCTGGGCGAAGGAAGCAGACGGGCGGGAAGGAATGGACTGAGCGGAAAGACAGGAGGCGCACGCATGGCGAAGAAGGACGAGGATATTTGCGCGGAACTCGCGCGGGACAAAGAAACGGTGAAACTCTGGGTGCTCAACTACGCGAGCCGGAAGAAGGAGTACTACGAGAACATCAAGTACATCCGCGACCAGCTGCCAGGGCCGGCAGGGCTGAAACGCCCGGCGGGGAGTGGATCGCAGACGGAGTGGAAGGTTGTCCGGACGAAGGACCTGGATGAAGCCGAGAAATGGCTGCTTGCCGTCGAGGCGATGCAGAGCACATTGTCGGAGAAAAAGCTGCTGTTTCTCTCGCTCCGGCGCGAAGCTCATAGAAAGACGAACGTCATCAACTGGGCGAACTACGTCCGATACCGCTACGCGCGGGCAATGGCCGCAAGATATGGCGGGGCGGAGGAGCGTTTCTGCCCGAGCGATACGACGCTCTACACGTGGTGGGATGAGATACTGGATCTCACGCGGCTCATCGCCTACAAGCGCGGCTGCAAATTTTTTTGAACTACTGTAGTTCAGGGGCGTAAAACCGTAGTACGATAATAAAAGAGCAAGCCCGGGTAACCGGGAGGCAGAGAAAACCCCTTACAAATCCCCTTACACATAGAGCAGAAAAGCCTCGACGCAGACGCGCCGGGGCTTTTCTGTACGCAGAATCGAGGCGAAGGAATGACAGCAGTACATTGCGACAACGAGAGATGCAAATACAACGAGGATCAGCTGTGCACGCGGGCGGACATGTACTGCGTCGGGCGGCGCTGCCGGAGCGAGCGGCACATGACCTACATCGACCTCATGCGCGGCAGCAAGCCATACCCTCACCGGAAACGTGATTCGTAGTGCGCACGGAGGACATTTCCCCGGATAGTATCAAAAATCCCCGGGGAAATACCTCGATATGTGTGTGAGAGAAAGACAGCAAAAGAAAAAATAACCTCCTTCCTTATGAAAAAGACTTGACAAAATCAATAGTAGATGGTATACTAGAGTCAAGAAATGAGGAAAGGAGGAAAGCAATGGACCTAGACGATGTAAAGAACATCGTAATCATCGGTTACACCGCATGGAAGTGGAAAACCGAATACGATGAACATCAAAAGAAGCGCCGCAAGGGTAAGCCTGGCAAGCGGAAACCCAAGAAGCGCTCCAAGAAATAAGGACAAGGCGGGAACAAGGAAGTTCCTGCCGGATCCTTGTACGTCCATTGTAAATGACATGAGCGAAAGAATCAAGCGCGTAAGTAAAAGCTACTGGGGAATCGTCTTCCTGTGGGCGGTTACGTCTATCGGCGAGCCGGTGACATGGCTTACGGTCGTCAGTGGAATCGTCATCGGCGGTTACCTCATCTGGAAGATGGTAGGTGAAGCGGATGAATGACGGCATAAAGAAAGACGGGCGCGGCGGCGCGCGTGAAGGCGCTGGAAGAAAGCGGACGTCACCGGAGGGAACCTTGAGGAAAGGCCGGACGCTGAGAGCATCGAACAGCGAATGGGAAATCATCAAGGATTTCGCCCGCGTGCTAAAGCACGATCCGGAGCGGGCGGCGCGGATGATAACAGAGCTGAAAGGGGGTGAGCGGTGAATGGCCAATATCATTGCTGTGGTTTGGGACTTTGACAAAACCTTGATTGATGGTTACATGGAGACGCCGATCTTTGAAGATAATGGCATCGATGAGCACCAGTTTTGGGGAGAGGTCAATGAGCTGCCGAAGAAATATCTGGAAGAGCAGAATGTCAAGGTGAATCCCGATACCGTGTACATGAACCACCTGATCAATTACGTGCGGGCCGGGAAGATTAAGGGGTTGAACAATGAGCGCCTTCGGGATTATGGCAAACGCATGAAATTCTATCCTGGCGTCCCGGACATCTTCCAGCGTACGAAGAATCTGATTGAGCAGAATGATATTTATCAGGAATACGATATCAAGGTGGAACACTATATCGTCAGCACTGGCCTAACAGAAATCATTCGCGGCTCACGTGTCGCTGATTACGTTGATGGCATATGGGGATGCGAGTTCATCGAGAAGACGAAGGAAGACGGCGAACGCGTGATAGACGAGGTTGGCTACACGATTGACAACACCACCAAGACGCGGGCCCTGTTTGAGATCAATAAGGGCGTTGGCAAGACGCCGGGCGTATCCGTCAACACGTCCCTTCCGGAAGAGAATCGCCGGGTGCATTTTATCAACATGGCCTATATTGCAGACGGGCCAAGCGATATTCCTGCGTTTTCCGTTGTCAATCATCACGGCGGCGCGACTTTTGCGATCTATCCGCCGGGAGACATGAAGGCCATGAAACAGGTCGAACAGATGCGCGAGGATAGGCGCATCAACATGTTCGCCGAGGCGGACTACTCGAGAGGGAAGACGGCTTCGATGTGGCTGTGCAATAAAATCCAGGACTTTGCCGAGCGGATCCGTGAGGGCGAGCGTGCGAAGATCGAGCGGTTCACATCAAAGGGGACGCCGAGGCATCTGGTGTAAAGACCAGAGCGGATGATGAAAACAGAATAGCGAGAAGGTCACTGCGAGAGCGGTGGCCTTTTCGTTTGCCGTGAGTATTGCGGGCGGCGCGTCATCAAGTGATGGGAGGAGGTGAGGCGCGTGTGCAAGGAGAGAGTAAGTGGGAGCTGGCCGAACTAGACTATGTGGCGGGCATGAAGTACCGCGAGATCGCTGAGAAATATGGCGTCAGCATCAACACGGTCAAGAGCTGGAAGGTACGGCATTCATGGGATCGCAAGGGTAATGGGCCGCGCAAACGCAAGCGCGCGCACACGATGCGTACAAAAGCACGCGCACAAGAAGCACGCGAGCGGGAGGAACGAGACGAAGAAAAGCGGAAAGCTATGCAGACGCTCGTCAAGGTCGACAAAATCAACGAACGACAACGACTTTTTGCACTTTACTACTTCCAAACGCACAACGCGACGGCTTCTTATCAACGCGCGTACGGGTGCGCGAGGGCTGCGGCGTCGGCGTCGGCTTACAAGTTACTCAGGAATCCTGCGATTGCCGCGGCGATCCGCGAGATGCAGGCAGACCGTGACGCGACGCTCCTGCTGACGGCGGGCGATGTGGTTGACCTCTACATGCGCATTGCCTTCGCTGACTACGGCGATTTTGTCAGCATCAAAGGAGGAGCGATGAGAGCCAAGGACATCGACGAAGTGGACGGCCAGCTCATCGATTCGGTCAGCCCGACAAAGGACGGCGTCACTATCAAGCTGGCGGATCGCATGAAGGCGCTGCACTGGCTGGCAAGCTACTTCGAGCTCAATCCGAGCGACCGTCACAGGGCGGCGTATCAGAGCAAGATGGCCGAGCTCAGAGAGCGGGAGATCAAGAACAAGGAGGATGGCTGGTAATGGCACAGGCATGGGCGATGAAGCTCTATCAGTCGCGCGAGTGGCGCGAGCTCAGGCAGGCAATCATACAAGAGCGCGGCCTGCGCTGTGAACAATGCGGACGGCTGGTGCACACAGCGTCAGCACTGACAGCCGACCATATCCACGAGCTGACGCCGGAGACAGTGCAGGATGCAGACGTTGCACTCAACCAAGACAATGTGCAGCTGCTTTGCGCAGACTGCCACAACCGCAAGCATCAACGCTTCGGCTATACGGGTCGGGGCGTCTTTATCGTCTATGGTTCGCCGTGCAGCGGCAAATCGACGCTCGTCAATCAGCTCAAGCTACGCGGCGACATCATCGTCGATATGGACCTGCTCTATGAGGCGATCAGCGGCTGCACACTCTATGACAAGCCGGACAATATCCGGCAAGTCGTCTTTCGTGTACGCGATACACTGCTCGATGCTGTGAGGACGCGGCTTGGCCGCTGGAACAATGCGTACATTATCGGCGGCTATCCGTACAAAGCGAAGCGCGAGGCGCTGGCCAAGCAGCTGAATGCCAAGCTCATCTACTGTGAGTCGACGCGCGAGGAGTGCCTGGCGCGCGCCGAAGAGCGCGGCGTCTTCGCGTCGGAGTGGGCCAAGTATGTGCGCGAGTGGTGGAACGATTACGAGCCGTGAGCATCTGCGGTGGATAGCCCCCCCCAGGTGCTGCAGCCTGGACGGATTTTTTAGAACCGTTTGGCATACTTTTTTAAAATCCGCGCCGAAAATTTGACTTTTTGGCCAAGGTTTTCTGAATCGAGGTGAGATGGGTGGACATCAAGCAAGAGTACGAGAGACTGCGCGAGCTGTTCCAGGAGGGCGCTGATGAGAGACTGATGGCGGCGGCCGACGGCGCGATCATGGAGGCGGCGCGCATCCGCTGCCAGCTCGACGAGCTCAACAAGATCACGCGGGCGGGCGGACTCGTCAAGTATGATCCGGCGAACCCGTCACGCCAGAAAACGCAGCCGGTTGCGCGGACGATCACGCAGGTGCGCGCGAGCTATATCAGCTACATCGCCAAGCTCACGAAGATGCTCGGCGGCGGCGCGTTGGAAGAGGACGATGATGAATTCGATGACTACGAGTAAGGCGCGGGGCGAGAAGCGGCCACGGCTCTTGGCACCGTATCCGTCGTACCTGCACCTCTATGCCGAGCAGATCAGGAGTGGCAAGATCATCGCGGGGCAGCGCATCAAGCAGGCTGTGCGGCGCTTCCTCAAGGACTTCGATGATCCAGAGCTGCGCATCGAGCTGTCAGAGTCGAACAAGCGCATCCGCTTCATCGAGCACGAGTGCAAGCTCTACGAAGCGCCGTTCAGCGGGCGGCCGTTCAAGCTCGAGCTGTTCCAGAAAGCCATCATCGAATCCATCTACGCCATCAAGAAATGGAATCCCGAGGCGAGCTTCGGCAAGGGCGGCTGGGTGCGCAAGTACCAGGACGTCCTCATCGTCATCGCGCGCAAGAACGGCAAGACGCCGCTCGTCGCGGCTGTCTCGCTGTCGGAGTTTATGTGTGGTGAAATGGGCACGAAAATCCTTTACGGGTCGAACGACTTCGAGCAGGCAGACCTCGCCTTTTCGGCGACGGACGCCATGCGCGAGGAGTCACCGAGCATGGCCAAGCGGACGCGCCGCAATCAGAAGGGCATTTTCTTCGGCAACCCGAAGCACCGCAAGACGAAGGGGAAATACTCGTACCAGAACAAAGGCAGTATCCGCAAAATATCGGCCAAGGGTAAGAACAAAGAGGGCCGCAATATCAAGGTCGGCGTCGTCGACGAAGTGCACGAGATGGAGGACGATCACCTCGTCATGCCGATACAGCAGGCGCTCTCGACGCAGGACGAACCGCTCTACTTTGAAATCACGACTGAAGGTTTTACCGAGGATGGCTATCTCGACCACCGGCTCGCCGACGCGCAGAAGGTGCTCGACGGCGAGCTCGACCGCCCTGATTGGGCGATATGGTGGTACAGCCAGGACAGCGAGGAAGAGGTCTGGCAGGATGAATCGTCCTGGCAGAAGAGCAACCCTGGTATCGGCGTCATCAAGAAATGGTCGTATCTGCGCAAGCAGGTCGAGGAAGCAAAGAGCAATCCGTCGCAGCGCGCTTTTGTGCTTGCCAAGGATTTCAACATCAAGCAAAACTCGAGCGCCGCTTGGCTCGACGAGGCGACGATCACGAACCCGGAGACCTTCGAGCCCGAGATGCTGCGCGGACAGTACTACATCGGCGGCCTCGACTTCGCTGAGACAACAGACCTCTGCTCGGCGCGCGCCCTCTTCGAGGATCAGCAGACGAAGAAGAAGTACACGCTGCAGATGTACTTCATCCCGGAGGCCAAGGCCGACGCGATCCTCGACGATGACTCACAGCTCAACCCGGAGCGGAAGAACTACCGCGAGTGGGAGAAACAGGGCTTCGTCGTCATCTGCCCGGGCGCGGAAGTCGACGCCGAACTCGTCGCGGGATGGTTCGTCGACCTCTACGAGCACTACGGCATGACGCCCTATAAAATCGGCTATGACAACTGGCACAGCAAAGACTTTCAGGAAATCATTGCCGACAATTTCGGCAAAGAGGTGCTTGAGCGCATCGGTATGGACTTCATGAGCCTGTCGGGGCCTATGCGCTCGCTGGAGTCCGATCTGGCGCGCAACGTGCTCGTCTACAACAACAACGAGATCGACCGCTGGTGCCTCTCAAACACGGGCTACAAGACAAACAACATCGGACTCATCATGCCGGTCAAGAAGTACGGCACGAGCAAAAACCGCATCGACGGCACGCTGAGCGATATTATCTGCTACGCCACGTTCAACCGCTATCGTTCGCTGTACCGGGATGCGCAGAAAATGAGGTGAGGAGCGAGACATGATTTTTCAGAACTACGTTCAGGGATTGCTGGACGTCTACAGGGGATGGCGCAACCGGCGATTTGTGCAAGGAGTCCTCGAGGATAATCGGGCCGTCTTCACTTCGTGGGGCGGCAACATATACCTATCGGACATCGTCAACAACTGCATCAACCGCATCGCGACGGAAATCGGCAAGATTGACGTCTGCAGCGTCGTCAAGGCGGGCAGCAGCATCACGGTGCAGAATGACGATATCACGCGCCTCTTCCGCTTCCGACCGAATCCCTTGCAGACGACGAAAGACTTCCTCGAGGCGTGCGTCTGGTTGCAGCGCAAGACGATGCACTGTTTCATCTTCCCGCAGTGGGAGGATGTCAGGGGCGCGAATGGCCTGACATACCGCCGCTACACGGCGCTCTATCCGCTCAATCCGGCAGGAGCTGAGCTCGGGCGCAATGAGACGGGGCGCTGGATGGTCAAATTCCACTGGCGCGACGGCGGAACGGACGTACTGCCGTACGATCAGGTCGTTCACCTCAAATGGCGGCGCGGCAAGAACCTCGTCATGGGCGGCGGTAATGACCACGGCCACGCCGATACGCGCGACGCGCAGAAAGCTGTTGAGACACTTGACAAGCTGATGCAGGGATTGCCGCTCAGCATCGAGGCGGGCATGAAGCTTAACGGCGTCTTTACGTCAAAGACGAAGCTCGATGCCGACAAGCTGCGGGCGGCGCGCGATGAATTTGAAGACCGCATCCTGACGTCAAAGGCGGGCATCGCGGCCGTCGATGTCGCGGGCGACTTTACGCCGATCAAAAACCAACAAATCAGCATCCCCGACACGACGATGAAATTTATCAAGGACATCATCCGCAACCGCTACGGCGTCAGCGCGGCCGTCTTGGACGGCGACTATAACGACGCTCAGCACGCGGCGTTTTATCAGAACTGCATCGAGGACTTTATCAACGAATTCGAGCAAGCTATGACCGCCTGCCTCTTTAGCCAGCGTGAGCAGGACGTCGGCCACCGCGTCAGATGCTACTACAACAAGGTCGAATACTACGACACGGCCAATAAGATGCAGCTGGCACAGATCGCGCGCGACACGGGGCTCATGACGCTCAATCAGATCGCCGACATGTTCGGCATCGAGCCATTCGACGGCGGAGACCGCCGCCTGCAGTCGCTAAACTACGTCAACACGGAGCTGGTCGACAAGTATCAGCTCGACGCGAAAGGAGTAAATGCAAATGCCGAAAGCAAAGAGCCGGACGAACCCGGCGACAAGCAAGGAGGACGCGCTGACGTGCGTGCGCAGCTACGCGCGTCAGGAGTTCCGCGCCGCGGAGGGCGGCGATGAGGGAGACGGCGAGGAAGCTGCGGGAACTCGCTCCATCACCGGCCATCCGGCTGTTTTTAATTCCCCGGCCGACATCGGCGGCTGTTTTGAAGAGATCATCGAGCCGGGCGCGTTTGATGACTGTGATATGACGGACGTACTGCTCTTTACCAATCACCGCGACATGAAAATCCCGCTCGCGCGCAGCCGCCGCAATAACGGCAACTCTACGATGACGCTGACGGTCGACGACATCGGCCTCAAGGTAGATGCTGACCTCGACGTCGAGAACAACCAGGAGGCGAGAGCCCTCTTCTCGGCCATCGAGCGCGGCGACATGGACGGCATGAGCTTCTGTTTCCGCGTCAAAGAGCAGACATGGGATAATCTTGACACGGATTATCCCACCAGGCACATCACCAAGATTGCCAAAGTCTACGAGGTATCGGCTGTCAATGAGCCCGCCTACGCAGATACAGATATTTCCGCTCGCGACAAAGCAGCGCTGGAAAGCGCCCGCAAGGCCGTGGAGACTGCCCGGTCGACATCGCTGGAGAGCGAGGACGAGCTAGAGATATATAGACTCAGGAATGAAATCATGGCACAGGTATGAGAATCGAAAGAAGGTAAAAAACACATGGACAAAGAAAAAATTGAAAAGCTGATCCGCGCCAAGGAAGCAAAGAAGCAGGAGCTCGCGAAGCACTCGGAAGAGGTCAAGACCGTCGAGGAACTGCGCTCCATCCATGACCGCATCAAGGAAATCAACGCGGAAATCGAGGAACTGCGCGGCGTCGTCAAGGAGGCTGACGAAAATATCGCCGACCGCACGAAGGTCGTCAATGAGAAAGACGACGCCGCAAAGCCGGAAACGCGCGGCAAACAGCTCGCTGATCCCGAGCGTGGCTTTGAGTCGCGCGGCCGCGCCGATCTCGATGGCGCACAGGCGAAAGAATCCGCCGAGGCGCGCAACCGCGAGTACGGCAAGACTCTCAAGGAAGGCCGCTCTATCACGGTGTCGGGCGGAACGATCGTTCTGCCGCAGCGCACGAGCGACACGATCAACCCGAGTTTCCTGCAGAGCTCGAACCTCATCGACCTCGTCAAGCAGGTGCCGATCCCGGGCGGCGAGACGTACAGCCAGCCGTATGAGATCAGCACGGACGACGCGGCCTACACCGCTGAGGGCGCGGAGGCGGCCACGGCTGAAGTGAAATTCGGCAAGGCCACCATCGCCAAAGCAAAAGTCACGGCCTACAGCGAAATGACGGAGGAGGTCGAGAAGCTGGCAGAAGCGCCATACGCGGAAGCTGTCCTCGGCGCGGTAGAGACGTCCCTGCGCAAGAAGATGGCGAAAGAGATTCTCGTCGGTACGGGCGCAGACAATACGCTGACGGGCATCTTCTCGGAGAAAGCCGCAGCCATCGATAAGGCAACGGATCTTGAAATCGCCAAGATCGACAACACGACACTCGATACCATCATCTACAGCTACGGCGGCGATGAGTCCGTCGAGGGCATGAATCTCCTCGTCCTCAACAAGAAGGATCTCGCGGCTTTCGCGCGTCTGCGCAATACGGATGGCTCGAAATTCCACACGATCATCATGTCCGGTAATGGCGGCTCGGGCACGATCGACGGCACGCCGTTTGTCATCAACAGCGCCTGCGGCTCGATCGCGGACAGCAAGACCGCCGCGGCGGCGTACTGCATGGCATACGGCAACCCCATGAACTATCAGCTCACGATTTTCTCCGACCCGGAGATCAAGAAGAGCACGGATTACAAATTCAAGGAAGGCATGGTCTGCCATCGCGGCGTAGTCTTCGCGGGTGGCAATGTCGTCTCGGCGAATGGCTTCATCCGTGTGAAAAAAGCGGCGCAGGCGTGACCTGCGGGGCGGCAGGGGCTCGGCTTTTCGGCCGGGCCTTTTGCGTGCCGAATGGGCGCGCTGATTCATGAGGAGGGAATGACATGAAGGCAAAGACGCTGAAAGCGTTCATCGACCGCGAGACGGGTGCTGGCTACAATGCCGGTGATACCTACGAAAGCAGTGCGAGCGGGCGGCTGGACGAGCTGGCAGCGGGCGGCTACATCGAAGTAATCGCACCGCGCAGCAAGAAGCCTCCGGCCGCCCCGGCGGTACAGGAAGATAAAGGCTCAGCCGCAAAGACGAAGGAGTGAGCATCATGGTGGCGACGGACACAGAAGTGCAGTTGATCGCGACGCTCCTGCGCATCGATGTCGACGCCGACACGCTCAAGATCATCCGCACCTATGTGAGCGCGGCTGAGTCTTGGCTGCGAAATGCCGGCGTAGAACCGGACTACGACGACGGCCTCTACACCAATGTCGTCGCGGCCTATGTCGGCCAGCAGTACGACGACCCGGAGGGCGGCACGGCCAAGGCGGGCGATGTCACGCTGACGGCGATGACGGAACAGCTGCGGCTCGCACAGGCCGCGAAGCGAGAGGAGGGCGGCACGCCGTGAAACAGTCACAGGTTGGCAAGCTGGATCGGCGCGTCGATCTGCTCGAACCGGCGGGCTCTGGCAGGTATCGCGTCACCGCGACAGTCTGGGCGGCTTTCCGCCGGCCTGGCATCAGGAGCGGGGCGATGATGGGCAGTGCCGCGGCCGTCGTCATCACGCAGGGCGTGACCATCCGCGAGCGCAAGGACGTCCGCAAAGGCTGGCGTATCCGCTATCCGGCGGGCGACAAGCGGGGCGCGCTCTACGATGTGATCCACGTCGACGCGTCCGTGCGCCGCGAGCTCACGCTGACCTGCAAGGACATCGAGGTGCAGACATGAGCGAGGGGTTCAAGCTGAACATCAGGCTCGATGACGCCGCCTTCCGCGCAACCGCCGACATCGCCAAGTACGACAAAGCGACGCAGGACAAAATCAAGGCCGCTATTGCCGACGGCATTAAAACCGTCTACGAGGAGGCCGTGAACCGCGCACCAAAACGCACGGGCGCATTCATCAAGGGCATCAAGATGGAGGTCAAGGGCGCGCACGGCGTGGTCAAGAGCACATCACCGCACTCCTACGTCATCGAGTACGGCAGCGGCCCGCGCATCGCCTCGCCGCTGCACGCCAGGGCCATGCTGATCAATGGCGATTTCGTCCGCGGACATGTCATGAGCATGGTGCAGGAGCGGCCCTTCATGCGCCCGGCCGCCGAGGCGGGCAAGCCGAAAATAGAGGCGGCGGTTAAGGAGGCCATTGAGAAATGAGGATCATCAAGCATCTGCCGATTTTGTCCCTGCAGGAAGCAGTCTACGAACTGCTTGAGAAGGGGCAGACCGCGCAGGTCTATCGTGCCGTGCCACCACATGCCGACGAGAGCCCGTACATCACAATCGGGCTCTGTACGGTCAAGCCGGAGGACACGAAGGAGGACGCGCTGTGGAACTGTACGCTGGCGATTGACGTGTGGAGCACCGGGGCGGGTGCAGGAACCGTCATCGAGGCGGACGAGGAAACGGCGGGCGACGCGGCAGCAGGCACGCAGATCGCCGAGCAGGCGAAAAGAATCTATGAAGCCGTCGACGACATCAGCTACTTGATGTCGAAGTACGGCGACCGCATCACGGTCGACGGGTACAAGGTACTAGACGTCGAGGTTGAGCAGAGCGAGACCTTCCCGACGAGCGACCTCGGCTATCATGCGACCGTCTCCGTGCGGTATCAGCTCATCGATAAGTAATCAAGCATAAGGAGTGACAGATATGGCAATCACAGAAGATCAGCTCAAGACGCTGCCGGAAAATCCAGACAAGAGCGTAGCGAGCCCGGGCAAGGATCATCTGCTGCAGGTAGACGGCGGCACGACGAGCAAGCCGAGCTGGGTAACGGTCGGCGGACAGCGAAATGCACCACTCGACCAGACGGCCGATTCTATCGACGCATCACATAAATCGTCGGGCGGCTGGAAGCAGACACTGCCGGGGCTCAAGGGGTGGAGCTGCTCGTATAGCGGCCTGAGAATCCTCGATGACGATGGACTCACCATCCTCGATTATTGCTTCCGCAATTCCAAGCAGGCGCATGTCCGCTTCATCGACAAGGAGGGCAACTATCAGGAGGGATGGTGCTACGTCACCAAGCTCACAAAGGATACGTCCTACACGGCCGTAGCAACCTACACGGCCACGCTCAGCGGCGTCGGCGCAATCAGCGAGACCAAGAAAGACGCGACGTACACGGCTGAGACAGCCACGTCGACTGCGTCGAGCGGCACGGGCGCATGAGCGCTGGATATCGTTGACGTACACAGGTAGAGGAGAAGAAAATTGAAAAAACCGACGACTTTCAAAATCGGCGAACGTGAGTACACGCTCGTCTTTTCTGTTCGTGCGTTGGCAAACATGGAGCGCTCGATCGGGCGCTCCATTTTGTCTATCATTACGGGCACACAGGCCAATTGGATGAGCAACATGACCATCGACTTCACGGCGAGCGGACTCAAGTACGGCTTGCAGACGGAGGAGAAGTTCGACGCATACGACATCATCGACGACGCCTTCGCGCACGGTGTGGAGCTCAATGAGCTGACGGGCTACGTCCTGCTCGCCATCGAGCAGACAGGGCTTTTTCAGATCCGGATGCCGGAGCCGACGAAAGAAAAGACCGGCAAGACGGAAAAAAAGTAGAGTCCTTCCTCGCGTGGGTGGAGAAGGCCGAGCCGGTTGCCTACCGCATCGGCCTGACGCCGCGGGAGTTTGAGGAGCTGTCGCCGGGAGAGTTCCGCCAGCTCGTCGAGGCGTATGAGGCGCGGCGGAAAGATGAGGATTACCGGCGCGCTTATTTCGTATCGCTGCTCATGAATCCGCATCTCAAGGAACCGATCACGCCGGAGCAGATATATGATCCGCTCTACTATACGGCCGAGGAAATCGAGAAGAAGAAGAATCAGCAGGCTGAGGATGAGGCAGAATACTTCAAGAGCTTCGACAAGCCGAAGAGCGGCTCGACCGAAGATAAGTAATCATGTATCAATCGAGAGGTGAAGAAATTGTCGACCATATCAGAACTGCTTATCAAGATCGGTGCTGACTCGTCGGGGCTGCGCAAGGAACTTGGCGAGTCAAAGACCGCTATCCACCAGACATTCGGCGATGTCAAGCCTCTCGATACGATGCAGGGCGCGCTGACGAGCACGACAAGCAAGGTAGAAGGACTCATCGGCTCCTTCACCAAATTCGCCGGCGTCGTCGCGGGAGGCTTCGGCCTGACGTCGCTGATCTCGGGCGCAGTCACGGCGGGCGAGAGCGTCTACCAGCTGTCACAGAAAATGGGCGTGACCGTCGCGCAGGCGGGGGAATTCAAGCGTATCCTCGCGCTGACGGGCGGCGATGCCGACACCGCGAGCGTGGCCATCATGAGACTGGATAAGTCGATGGCGGGCGGCGGCGCGTCGGCGCAGAAGACACAGCAGATCTTTGACGCGCTCGGCGTCTCGCTCAAAGACCAGCAGGGGCATCTACTGCCGCTCAATCAGCAGCTCGAGCAGCTGGCCAAGGGCTACCAGGCGGCAGAAAAGGCCGGGTACGGACAGGAATTTATCATGAATACGCTCGGCGCCAGGGGGCTTTCGCTGACGCAGACGCTGCGCGACTATGCCGAGGCCAAGGAAAATGCCGCGAAGGTTAAATCGTCCGGCATGATCGACGCTCAGCAGATGCACGGACTAGACCAGCAGATAAAGCTCGCCAACATGCAACTCGGACAGCTCAAAGTCGCGGGCGGCGCGGCCCTGGCGCCGCTCGCGAAGGAATTTCTGCCGCTCGCCATCGACGGGCTGAGCAAGGCAGCTGTTTTCATCAAAGAAAATAGCACGCAGATCAAAACGCTGACGACCGACCTCGTTAAACTCTACGCCGTCTACAAATCCATCCAGGCCGTCCGCGCCATCGGCGCCAAGGCGACATCAGCCGTCAAGTCGACCATCGGCAAAGCGCTCGGCGGCAATGCCGAGGTCGTTGAGGCTGAAAAGACACAGGAAGAAATCACCAAAGTGCAGCAACGCGCCATCACAAGGCGACTGAACGCGATGCAGGCAGCGGCGAATAAGGAAATCAAGGAATACGAGAAGACCGTCCAGAAAATGGAGGCCGCCGAAGCCGAGAAGACACGCCTCGTCACGGAGTTTGCGACCAAGCGCATCATCGCCCTCGAGGAAGCGCAGGCCAAAGAACGGGCGGCGATGGAAAAGACCTTTTTGAGCTACCAGACGCAGAAGGCACGCGAGGCGGAGATCGCCGCCGAGACGGAACAGGCCAAAGCGGCCTCCGCCGAAAAGGCGGCCGCACAGATTACTGAGGCGAATACCGCCGCAGGCGCGTCCGCCTCGCGCATCGTCGAGGGCAACGCGCGCGCGGCAGGGAGCGAGGTCGCCAAAGCCGACGCCGCAACCGTGGCGTCAGGGCGCATGATCGAAGCGAATGTCGCCGCACAAGGCTCCATCATAGAAACAACTGGGGCGCAGAACGCATTGACGGCGTCGGAAGTTGCTACGGGCGCCGCCGCTGGCGAGACAGCGGCAAAGAAAGTAACCGCTGAAAATGTATCGAAGGCGGCCGTCGCGGGAACAAAAGTAGAGCAAGAGGCTTTGACAGCGGCAACGGCCGTGACCGGAGCTACCGCGATGGGGACGGGATCCAAAATAGTCGGCGCGATGGCCATCGCTCAATCCGGGGTAGCGACGCTGTCGAGGGCAGTATGGGGGCTGATGGGCGGCTGGCTAGGCGTCGCCGCGGCGATTGCCTATGCCGCCTACTGCCTCTATCAGTTCGCCCACCAGAAACAGGCCGAAATCGACGCGGAAACCTATGTGACGAGTGACGGCAGCAAGTGGCATCACAAGCTGGGCTCTGACGTCTGGGAGGCCGACCCCGGCAACCACCCAGAGGCCCCCGGCGGCATCACCAATGTCTCCACACCGTTTGCCTCGCTCGATATGGAGGACGCAGGATTTGAGGCGCCGGCTACGTCCGTCGCGGAGCTCAACCGCAGGACAACGCCGGACGCTGACCAGCAGGCGGAACTAGACCAGATGGCCGGGGAAAGATGGCTGGAAACGCCGCAGGGGACGGCCTGGGCGGCCGAGCAGAAAGCCGCGCAGGCGGAAAGCGACATGAGCGGCCTGCTGGCAAATGTCACAGCAGACATTCCAGCGGGCACCGGCTCAGGAGGCGCAGGAGGCGCGTCGGCGGCTGTCAATACCACACCGACGCGCACAAAGTGGTCATTCGAGGATGACCCGGAGCTCGCCGCCTGGCAGAATGAAATCCGCTACGCCGGCTCCTACTGGGGACTGGATCCCGCGCTGATCGCGGCCATCATCAAGACGGAATCACACGGACAGTCGGATATATGGTCGTCCGATCACGCGCATTGGGGACTCGGGCAGATCTCAAAAGACATTGCCGACACCTACGGCGGCGGCAGAGGGTTCGGCGAGGGCAGCGACCCGAATGATAACATCATGGCGGTGGCCGGCTATCTGCAAGCCCTGCTGACGCAGTACGGCAATGTGGAGGACGCCATATCGGCGTATAATCTCGGACATGCGAACCCGGGTGCGAATCCCGGGTACGTATCGCAGGTGGAAGGCTACTACAACGCCATCACCACCTCACAGGTACCAGTCACCGGCGGCCAATCGCCGCAAACGATGACCGAGACGCCGATCGGCATCTCCATCTACGACGAGGCGGCGAAGAACATCGGCGAACAGCTTGGCGCGAACACCTGCGCGCACTTTGTGTCGTATCTGGCGCAAGGCATCGGCGCGAATACAGGCGTCATCAGCGACCGCGTGAAGGACTGGGTGGACGTAGCAAAGCAAAACGGCGCATGGGTCGACGCATCAAGCGGACAGACCGCGCCGAAAGGATCGCTCACCGTCTGGAGCGACGGGGCGGTGGGAAACCCTTGGGCGCACATCGGCGTATCAGACGGCGCGGGCGGTTGGATCGCGAGCGATACGCACGGTGTCAAGCACTCGAGCGGCCTTGACTCGTACTATAACGGCTATCGCTACGCGGGCTACATCGACATGGACAGGCTCACGGGCGGGCAGACAGTCAAGACGGCATCGGACGCCTCACAGCGGGCGGCGAGTGAAGCGGCGAAGCGCGTGAAGCGCGCCACCGACGAAGCGAACAAGATGCTGGCGGAGATGCGCGGCGAGAACGAAAAGGAAAGCGGGCATACATACCAGCAAGAATACCTGAAGCTCATGAACGACATCGCGGACAAAGCCGCGAAAATCAGGAAACTGCAGTCGGAGGGCGCGCCGACTACGAGTATCAAGGCGCTGAAGAGCGGACTCGACGTCTACAGTACGAGCGCTATTGAGAAATTCCGGCAGAAATGGACGGACGCCTATGCAGATCTGCACGACACGTCGCAAGCGGAGCTTGCCAAAACCCGCCATGACTACGAGGCGGAAGCCGACTATGAATACTCGCTCACGGTGAGAAAGCTCAACCGCGAGCTCGAGGAAAAGAAAAAAGCGCTCATGCATGACGAGGACGACATCAAAACGCGCATGGCCCTTGAGGATAAGTACTACGCGCAGCTCGAAGAAGCGGAGGACAAGCGCAGGAAAGCGCGACAGGAGGCTCATGAGAAATACGTGAGCTACCTGACCGAGGAAGGCAACCTCGCCATGCTCATACACTACATGGGAACGCCGAAGACCAATGCTGACGGCACTCGCTCGAAGTCAGACGGAGAAAAGCGCGGCGAGGAGGCCGTGAGCCTCGCGGGCCAGAAAGCGCTCGCCAAAGAGTATGTGAAGCTGTGGCAGGCAGCGCACGGCAGCATGGCGGCGTATATCGCCGACGTGTCGGATACCCTCTACAGTACGATGGCGGACTCCATGACGGACTTCATCCGGGGAACGAAGAGCGCGAAGTCCGCGCTCCAGGACTTCGGCAACGCCGTGCTGAACATGATGGCCAAGATTGCCGCGCAGAGACTGGCGGCGTCGTGGATGAGCAGTATCTTCGGCGCGTTCGGCGGCGGCGCGTCCGCGTGGAGCTGGGGCGGCGTGGCGCATGATAGCAGCTTTGGCATATCGTCTGTTGCCGACTCGCTGGCCAATACGACATCGTCCGCATCGGGCATTCTCAACGTCCCGAAATTTGCCACGGGCGGCATCGTCACCGCGCCGACGCTCGCGATGATCGGCGAGGGCGGCGACCATGAGGCCGTAATCCCGCTCAATGACCACAATCTAAGAGCGATGGGCGGCAACTCCGGCGGCAAAGGCGGCGTCGTCGTCAATATCACCAACAAGAGCAATTCCGAGGTGAGCGTCCAGAAGAGCGGCTTCAACGAGGACATCGGAAAATGGGTGCTCGATATCGTCGTCGACGGCGCGCAGCGGAACCGGGGCGGCTTCGGCCGCAATCTCAAGACTGCGCTGAAAGGAACAACGTAAATGGCAGAGACATACACTTTCCCAACAGACTTTCCCGAGCCCAACCTCGCATCCTCGTCGAACGCGGGCGACTCCTATAAAGACAAGCTGCAGGACAGCACGATCAGCACGACGAGCGACGCTGGCTACAAAAAGACGCGGCCGCGCACGACGCGCATGATTGAAACGTGGACGTATGCCTGGACGGGCGTCAATGCCGCGGACTTCGCTAAGCTGCAGACGTTTTTCCGCAAAGTCGGCACTTTCCAGCAATTCGAGTGGACGGATTGGAACACAAGAGAGGTGCATGTCGTGCGCTTTCTCGACGCGCTTGAATGGCAGGAAAATTACCCCTACGGCTGGCAGGGGACGCTCAAATTTGAGGAGGTGTAAGCGTGCTTGAGTTTTCCAAGATTGCAACGCTCGAGAAAAACAAACTCTCGACGGATGCTCCCTTTTTAATGCTCTTCGACATCGATCACGAGCAGCTCGCCGAGAATATCCGCCTCGTGCGCAACACGAGCGACGTGGAATGGAACGCCAAGACGTGGACGGCGTTCCCCATCGACGTCGAGGACGCGACCGAGGACGGCAAGACGCTGCCGGCGCTCAACATGAAGATTGCGTCAGGCGGCGGCCTCATCACGACGTATCTGCAAAGGTACGGCGGCCTGACGGACGCGCGTGTGAAGCTCTACATCGTGAACGCGAAATGCCTTGACTCCGACAAGCCAGAGCTTGAGATGGAGTACCAGATCACGGAGACGGCGTATGACGAGCAGTGGATCACCTTCACGCTCGGCGCGTCGCCGGAGCTGGCAAACCGCTTCCCGGCGCAGAAGTATCTCACGGACTTCTGCCCCTTCGTCTGCGGCGATATCCGCTGCGGCTATGCGGGCGACAAGACATGCAAGAACAACCTGGCGTCCTGCCTCATCCCCGAGCGTTTCGGCGGCGAGCCAGGTATCCAGACAGGGAGATGACGACATGAGACTCTATCAAGGTGACTGCCTGGATGTCATGCGGCAGATTGAGGACAAGAGTGTCGACATGGTGCTCTGCGACCTGCCATACGGATGCACGCGCAACAAATGGGACGCCATCATACCGATGGGGCCGCTCTGGGAGCAGTACGAGCGCATCACCAAAGACAATGCAGCCATCGTACTCTTCTCCAACCCGCCCTTTACAGCGCAGCTCATCCTCTCTAATCTCAGGCTGTACCGCTACGAGATTATCTGGGCAAAGCCACAAGGCACGGATTTTTTAAATGCAAACCGCAAACCCCTCAAAGCTCATGAAAATATCGAGATTTTTTACAAGCACCTGCCGTACTACAACCGCAAGGGCAAGCCGGGAAAGCCGTATAGGAGCAGGACTGGCCGAACGTCAGAAAATTGGGGGGGGTACGAGAGAGTCGTTACAGAAAACCGCGACGGGCGGCGCTGCAACACGACGGTGTACCATGCGCCATCACCTCGAGGCGGCCATCATCCGACCGAGAAGCCGGTGGAGCTGCTCGCCTGGCTGATTGAGATGTATACGAGGCCAGGCGAAGTCGTGCTTGACAACTGCATGGGCAGCGGCTCGACCGGCGTTGCGTGCCTCGAGATGGGACGCGACTTTGTTGGCATCGAGCGGGACGAGAAGTATTTTGAGATCGCAAGAGAGCGCATCGGGAGCACAAAGAGGGTGTAAATCATGGATTTTGCATACGATGACCTTATTGGGATCCCCTTCGTCGACGGCGGGCGGGACCCAAAGAGCGGCCTGGACTGCTGGGGGCTCGTCAAGGAGGTGTTCAGGCGGCAGGGATATAAGGTACCGGACTACAGTATCTCGGCAGCGGCGTCGGCCGACATCGCAGGCACGATGAAGAAGCAGGAAGACGACTGGATTCATCTCGACGAGCCGCGCGTCGGGTGCCTTGTGCTGCTGCGACTGACGCCAGGGCTCTGGGCAAATCATGTCGGCATCTGCGTCGGCGACGGCAGATTTCTGCACGCTTACCTGCCGACAGGCGTCTGCATCGACCGCCTGCGGCGCTGGCAGTCGCGCGTTGTTGGGTATTACACACCGAGAGGAGGATGGCATTGATACAACTTGTGAGCATCGCGAACCCGTTCGAGCCGACGCGGCGCGAGATACAAGACCTCTACTACACGGGCGGCAAGGTGGCGGCCTATACGGATACCGAGGGGCGCGACATCTACATCGACGGCAACCTCGTAGAGCATCCAGAGGAGACGACGCCGCTCGACGGCTCGCAGATCGTCGTTATCCCGCATATCGCGGGGAAAGGAATCATGCGCGTGCTCGGCCTCGTCGCAATGATCGCGCTCTCCGTATATGCGGGCAACGTCGCGGGCGGCCTCTGGAAAGGGCTCGGCACGGCGTTCCGCGCGGGGCACATCGGAGCGATGCTCGCGAGCGGCGCCGTGATGTTTCTCGGCGGCAAGATCATCAACGCCGTTTTCCCGCAGGCGGTCGACAATATCAATTGGAACGACCACGAGACGACGCAGACATACGGCTGGGACCTGCCGACGCCGACCACGACGGCGGGGACAGTCGTCGGCGAGACATACGGCGAGTGCATCCCGGCCGCACAGCTCCTGGAGCAGCACGTGGAGACCATCAACGATGAGCAGTATCTGAATCTGCTCTACTGCGGCGGCTATGGGCCGGTCGACAGCATCGACAATATCCGCATCGACTACACCGACATCGGCAACTTCTCAGGCGTACAGCTCGAGACGCGCCTCGGTACGAACGACCAGAAGCCGATTTCCTTCTTCAAGAATACGCCACTCGACCAGAGCGTAGGAATCGAACTGCTGCAGGGGCAGGCCGTCACGCGTACGAGCGACAGCACGAAGGCCTCCGCGCTCGAAGTCACGCTGGAGTTCCCTGCGGGCCTCTACCACGTCAACGACGACGGCAATTACAGCAACGCGCAGGCGACCTTTCTGCTCGAGTACCGCAAGGGGCAGAATGACAGCTGGCACAATTTCAAGCAGCCGGACTATCACTACAGCGTAGAGGCGGCGACGAACAGCGCCCTGCGTCGCACGTTCTCCGTCACCGGCCTTGAGGCCGGGCAGTATGACGTGCGTGTGACGGCGGTCAGCAAGCCGTCCTCGTCCAGGTATCAGAGCATGGTAGACTGGACAATCATGACAAGCTACGTCGACGGCATCTACAGCCGACCGAACAAGGTGCTCGTCGCGCTGCGCATCAAGGCAAACAACCAGCTCAGCGGCGGCGTTCCTTCGCTCAACTGGCGGCAGACACGCAAGACGGTGCTCGTACACAATCCGGAAACGGGGAACTATGAGCAGCGGGCGGCCGACAACCCGATCTGGGCTTGCTACGACATCCTGCACGGGTGCCGCAGTCTCAAGAATATCAACACAGGAAAGACGGAGTACGTTATCGCCGGATACCCCGCTGCCTGCCTCGACGCCTATTGGGAGCAGTGGACATCGGCGGCGGCCTACGCCGACGAGGAGATCGTAAACCAGGACGGCGAGAAAGAGCCGCGCTATCGCTTCGACGCCTTCTTTGACAGCGCGCAGAAACGCTGGACTGCGGCGCAGAAAGCCGCGAACGTCGGCCATGCGGTCATCATCCCGCACGGCCGCAATATCGGCATCGTCGTCGACCGTCCGGGGCACATCACGCAGATTTTCGGCGAGGGACGCACGACAGTATCCTCCGTCAAAGGCTCGTTCAGCAGCACGGAGGATCGTGCTCGCGCCATCGAGGCCACGTACAACGATGGTCAGAACGATTTCAAGAATACCGTCATGACGGTTCGCTCACCGAACTACAATACCAGCCGCGCGAGCGACAACACCGCGCAGCTGACGCTCTTTGGCGTCAAGCGGCGCTCTCAGGCGTACCGCGAGGCTATCACGGCGCTTGCGACGAACGAGAGACAGCTGCAGTTCATCGAGCTCTCCGCCGACATCGATGCCGTCGTTGCGGAGTACGGCGATATCGTCGGTTTCAACCATGCCGTGAGCCGTCTCGGCATCGCGTCGGGCCGCATTGCCGCAGCGACAACGACGACGGTCAAGCTCGACAAGGCCGTACAGCTTGACGCCTCGAAAAAGTACGAAATCTACATCTCGCTTGCCGACGACAATCTGATCCGCCGCGAAATTGTCGCCGAGACTGCGGAGACGGATACGCTCACCCTTGCATCGCCGTTCGACAGCGCACAGACGCCGCAGCGCTTCGACAACTACGCGTTCGGCGAGGTGGATAAGGCCGTGAAGCCGTTCCGCATCGTCAACGCGACACGGGACGGAGATCTCAGGGTATCGCTCAAGCTCGCCGAGTACGACGAAGCGATGTACAGCGACGAGCTTGACTACAGCAAATATCCTGTCATCGACTATACGAACGCACCGGCCGTCGCGAAGCTCACGGCACTGACGGCAACGGAGGAATCATATACCGCCGACAAGAGTGCCGTATCGAATGTACGCGTCACCTGGCAGATCGACCGCGCAGGAACCGCGCCGGAAAGCTACATCGTGCGCATCAAGTCGCGTACGAGCGACTACGACGAGCAGGCGAGCACGCGCCTGACAACGCACGTATTTCACAGCGTGCGCCAGGGAGAAGACTACGACATCACCGTCTACAGCATCTTTGACGCCCTGGCCGCGGACAGCAAGGCGATAAGCCTGCATGTCCAAGGCGCGACCTACGCCGCCAACAACGCCTCCGGCCTCGTCAGCATGCTCGCCGGCAAGGGGTTCCAGCTTTCTTGGCATGGCGCAACGGGGGACACGGTCGCAGGCTACAACGTCTATCGCGGCCAGTACGGCATGACCGTACAGCAATGCGAAAAGGTGAGCGCGGCGCAGACGGCGACATCATGCTACATCCCGACGCAGAATGCAGGGCAATATCAATTCTACGTTGAGTCCATCGATAAGGACGGCCATGCCTTTGGCGAGATGCTCAGCGGCATCGGCTCCATCACCATGCCGGGTAAGGTGAAAGACGCCTCCGCCTATACCCTCTATAGGCAGTACCAGGACGGCGCGACAGGCTACGACATCGTCGTAAGCTTCTCGCTGCCGGACTCGCGGGCTGTGGCGGACGCCCTGGTCTACTACAAGACGAACCACATCGATATGACAAAACTCACGGGGCCGCTGCCGGAGGGCGTGCCCGTCGATGAACTGGGCTATTATGCGGACTGGCGCTTTGCGGGCAAGAGCACGAGCCGCGTCACGATACCGGCCGCACAGCTCGGCGATACGTATCGCATCAAGCTCGTCGCCGAGGACGTCAACGGCTTCACCACGCCGGACGCGGATGCCACCTATCTGGAGATCACCGTCGCCGCGAAGCAGACGGTCCCCAACACGCCGACGGGATTCCATAAGTCATTCGCGCTTGGCAAGGGATTTTCATTCGCGTGGGACGACGTCACAAACTCCGACGTTGATTACTATGAGCTCCGCTACGACCAGAACCCCGGCGCGGCCTACAATCTGCTGGCACGCGCGCAGGGGACGAGCATCACGCTCGAATCCATGAGCAAGAGGGAGGCGACGATCTACCTCTACGTGCACAACGCAACGAAAAAGTATAGCCACCCCACATCTATCACATACAATTACCCCGTTCTCAACGCCCCTGCGGGCCTCACAATCGAGAAGGGGATCCTCTCCGCCGACATCTCCGTGCCGGATATCCCGGACGGGGCTGATGGCATACGGCTCTACATCGAGCGCAGCCCAATCGACATCGGGATGAACACGCACTACAACTACAGCAACGCCGCGGGAACCTACACGGTCACCGCGTGCTACTACGACGTGTTCGGCGAAGGCTACCAGACGGCAGAACAACAAATCGTCATAGAACCGTACGTTGACCAGAAATATATCCAGGAAGAGAGCATCACGCTCGAAAAGGTCGATGCCACGATCAAGGGAGCTGTCGCCGACGCGCAGGAAGCAATCCCGCGCCTGGACGGCGTAGACTCGGAAATCGCGGAACTGAAACATACGGACAGCGAACTATCATCCACAATCCAGAGCAACAAGACTGCCCAAGACAAGAAGAATACCTCCACCGATGCAGACATCTCTCAGCTTAAGCAGACAGCGGAATCCATCACGAGCACCGTCCAGAGCAACAAGCAGGACGCTGACGGGAAAATATCCGGATTGTCCTCACGCATCACGCAGAATGCCAACAGCATCACGTCAGTCGTGACCAATCTCGGAGACTCCGCGAAAGCACAGGAAGCCTACAGCGCCATCGCGCAACTGCAGGACGGCATCAACCTCCGCGTAAAATCGTCAGATTTCAACGGTCAGAATATCGTCTCGCAGATCAACGTATCACCCAGCGGTACGCTGATTGATGGCAAGTATCTCCACGTTACAGGCACGACGAAGTTTGACAAAGATGTCATCGTCGGCGGCATGATCGCGGCAGGGGCGATCACGGCGGACAAACTGAGTTCGAGCACCATCTCGTTAACACAGAACCAGGGCATCAAAGGCGGCAGCGTCACGCTGAACGCCGAAGGGATGACCGTTGTAAAAGATTCCGGCGGCGGCGTGAAGTTCGATTCCAGTGGGATGCAGTTCTTCGACAAGAACAACAAGGTATATACCACCACAGGAAGAATCATCGTCGGTACTATACAGGATGGGCAAGTGCTCACGCTCAATTCTGCATGGGACAATACACCGTATATCATCATGTCACCACTTGAAATCTCAAACAAGCTCCAGAATATAACCTATGCTAATGCCGATATGTTAACGCAATGCTATCCTATCAACGTCAGCAAAAATGGCTTCACAGGGAGATGCCGGACGGTTGCATCAAATGCGTCCGCACATATTTCCAAGGGCGTATCTCGTGATAGGACCGTGACAATAAAAGCGAGCACAGAGGAATTTACAAGTGCGACGATTGCCATTGGCAACACTGCAAGTTGCAGCAATGACGATGACAAGAGAAATATCTCCGTAACTACGAAAATTTATGTCGATGGTGTGGAAAAGATAACACTGACATCGACACATTCGTTCTATCGTGTGTATTATGGCGGCGGTTATTCTTCTCCATCGGCAATACACCTAAAAGAAGCAGACAATGACCAATACACTGGCAGCCTCACATTTGCCAAAAATTCCGTCATAACAGCTACAGTTACAGCTAGTGGAGATTATATTGCTGACGCTGGCGCGAACGTATCAATGGATTTGCATGTAGATGAAACGGTAGTATCTACGGGAACGGCGATGTTCATTGCAGTAGAAACACCGAACCAAGGCTATACACTGAGGTGATGATATGGACAACATGGAATTGCACAATGAAGTCATGTTCTACAAGAAAGCCGTGGAACGCATGGGCGACGAACTGCAAAAGCTCAGAAAAGAGCTGCAGGACATGCACGGCGAGATTGCGACCTATAGCGTCACAGTGAAACGTTTGTCCTCACAATTGGATATGGCGAAAGAGTTTGGTGATACGCTATGAATTTCGTGCTCGTAACAAATCAGGAGTGGCTATACTACACATACATCTGCCTGAAATCCATGAAACTCTCGAAGAAGCCAGAGTCGAATTATAACATTTTCGTACTCTGCATCGGCTTCGGCAACGATTATCTGATTCAAGATTTAGACGCGGATGATTTCAGGATCACGCCGATTTTTCTCAGCAGAAACTTGTTTAAGAAAGCGCACAACGTCGGCATCGTGTATTACAAACTGCTTATCCAAGAGCTCCTAGATGTTGACTATGTATTCCACATTGACGCTGATTGCGTTGTCGTGTCAGATCTGTCCGGTGTGTTTCAGCACAAGCCAAAGTATCTAGGCGCGGTCATCGATCGGCTGCACACGGACTACTACAACATGGGCAACGTCCTTTTCCACCTCGAGAACTTGCGCAAACTGAAGAACTATGTTCCCTACGCATTTTCCCACGACTTAGATGATTGGCAAATCGGCGAATACAACGAACTCCATTTTCTGCCTTATCTGTACGAGCAGGACATCCTCAACTACTTGTTCCGCGGGCGCATCGAGGCGATACCATACGGCTACAACGTTTTGGCAAACCTGTATTCAAAAGAAGATGAAGCGGTCTGGATGAGAAAGTATCACAAGCTGCCTGCCCCCCGAGGATATCAAGATTATCCATTTCGCAGGTATGGGCGACCATGCGAAGCCGTGGCAACCTCCAATGGCCTACGACAATCAGAGATGGATGGATATATGGCGGGCGGTTGAGCGAGGAGAGAGCATCGAAGGCATGGTAGAGGAGGCGTGCAAAGCACCATGGAAAAACTCGTACTAGACTATGCGCAAGTGCTGATTACCCCAAGATGCACGCTAAAATGTGAAAAGTGTTCGGTGGCATCCAATCTTTGGGACAAGGCTGATAAATCGGAGGATATGAGCCTAAGAGATTTCAAAGCGACCATTGAGAATGTTTTTTCCCGCTTTCGTATGGTCAATGAACTACACATCATCGGTGGCGAACCGCTCTTGAACGACGAACTCCCCGATATGTTGGGATGGCTCAGTGATACCTTTGGCGCGTATATCAATCAGGTCATTATCGTCACGAACGCTACGGTTATTCCATCTAGCAGACTGCTGGATGCTATGAGGGAAACGAGGTTCACACTGATGATCTCAGACTACACAAGGGAGATACCGGAGTTAACCAATCGATTCAACCAGGTAATCGGCTTGGCAAAGGAAAATCATATTCCATACGGCGTGGCATTTCATCCATTCGTTGATTATGGATATGACCTGGAGGAGCATGGTTCATCGTTCCGGAGCTGCGTACAAAAATCGCCGTACCTGTGTCACGAGATTCGAGGAGACAGGATTTTCTACTGTACACAGGCGAGAATCAACAATGCGATTCGGGGATATGGATATAAGGAGGACGGCATCAGCCTCGCCACGTCAACGGATGAAGAGCTGGAAAGCTATATTCACGGGGCATTATTTGGACATGAAACATGTAAGAGATGCAGGGGAGCAGATGCCATCAAATATTCATGCCCGATGGGACGACAGATGGAATAGAAGGAGATGATTCTATGCTCAACGATGGTTTTCAGTACCTCGAGCAGAGGGACGCATCGGACGCCGTGACGCATGCGGGTGTCGTCTCGAAGAAGAGCTCATTTGCAACATCGGATAACAGCGGTATCTATGATGTCATCGCAGAGAACTTCCGGGCGATCAAAGATATGCTTGATACAGTATCGTCAAGTAACGATTTATCCTCTATTCGTGATGAAGTCAAAACGATGTATGACGATATGAGGACGAATGAGAAGTTTGGCAGTACCGAAGCAACTGAACAAGCAGCGATAGCGAAGGAGCAAGCGGCAATAGCCACAGAAAAGGCAAAGGAGGCCGCAGCGTCGCTTACTTCAATTACGGACAGCAGCAAGGATATATCGGCGAACATCAAAACGATAAACGATAGTATTTCTGCCGTAAAGACATACCTTGATACGATCCAGTCTGTACAGAAAAATGTTGCCGATAATGCTCAGGTAGCAACCAATCAAAAAACGGCGGCAAAACAGGCAGCGAACAAGGCGGGTACATCGGAAACTAATGCTGCATCCAGCGCTGCATCCAGTGCTGCGTCTGCAAGTGCGGCAAAGGATTCTGAGACTAATGCAAAGACCAGTGAGAGCAACGCAAAGGCCAGTGCATCCAGCGCGGCAAGCAATGCAGAATCCGCACAGAACGCAAAGGATTCAGCGGAATCCATTAAAGATACGGTCATGTCATTGAAAAGCGGTGTTGAAAAAGCCATATCGGACCATAACACCGCAATGGTTGCAAATAGTGAGTCCATGCAGGAAACGTTGTCGTTGACAAATCAGGCATACAGCAAGGCGAATGGATCTGCATCGACTGCGGAAATGTGGGCGGAGGGGGATGTTCCCTCTGAGAATGTCACCGGAGACGATGGGGTTATTACGGTTGTTGCACATAAATCGTCCAAGGGATGGGCATCTGAATCGAAATCGAGTGCTGAATTAAGTGCTGCATCTGCGGATAATGCCAGTAAGAGCGCATCGGAAGCACATGAGTATTTGGACACGGTTGCGACGAATGCAAGTAAGGCTGAATCATCGTCGACGGCAGCAAAACAGTCGGAGAGAAATGCCCTTAGTCATGCCACTGGCGCAAAGACCAGCGAGTCTAATGCGAAAGCATCGGAGGCCAATGCGTCTACCTATGCGAACATGGCAAAGTCATGGGCCATGTCAGGGGATTCCCCAGACGGTGCATTTGACGCTGATGCTGACGG